AATTCCTCAAAAGTGGTGTAATCTTTGGCCTGCTGGCATACCCTTCCCTGGAGATTGGTTTAAAATGTGTAGAGGTTATTGAGTATAAATTTAATATACTAACCAGTAACCATATCAGTTATGACAGACAGGCCTTCTTCATATTTGCTATAAATAAGGCCTGAGCTTTCCTGACAAATTATAAACTACTGGCCGGTTTCTCCGGCCAGACAGGCTTTAAAGTATCAACACGGTTTACCTGTACCCGGTACTTTCTCCATGCCAGAAGAGAAGCTTTTTCTTTATCGGTTGCTTCGTCCAGATCCACTGCATCCTGTAACGGCGCGATTTTTTCAGATGCTATTTGCAGGAGCCTGTTTTTGGTTTCTTCCGCCTGACGAAGCTGCGCTGCTTTTTCAGCCGCTTCATCCTTCACCCACGCCTTACCATCCCATTTCTGGTATTCACCGTCTGGTGAAACTGATGTGACGTTTTCGGGCAACGGGCCGAGTTCGGAGATATAAACCTGATTGCCGGTTGTTGTGTCGTAAACCGTCTCGCCGCGGTGGTCTTCATGCAGACTCCACGTTTGGGTTTCAGAGTCAAATACCGCAATATAACTGGAGGGAATATCAGGAGGGGCTATATCAGTACAATTTGCCGGTAATCCCGTGTGCGGCGGGATATATGCATCACCTGCACCAATAAATTCGTTTGTATCTGAACGAAGATTAAAAATTTTAATTGTCTGCGGGGTATCGCTTATTTTAAAAGTCATTATGCCAGCCTCACTATGTAGTTAAATGCAATATTTTTAACCGTGGTTTCCGCATTACCGTCTGCGTCCACAATAACGACGTGGCCGTGTGGACCTATATACATCGTGTGCTCGTGTCCTCCGATATAAACTGTATGCGCATGGTCGCCAGCGGCCTGTGTCCACGCACCACCTCCAGGCTGAAATGAGGTGTGATTGGAATCTCCCCAGTATGAATTGATATAACCGCCGAACTGGTGAGTATGATTGCCCGTGGTATTGGTCGATTTCGTGCCGTAATCAAAAGATGAGGTAGATTTTGTCCCTAAGTCAGTATCCTGCGCCCGCGCGGTGTGCGAGTGCGATTTATTGCCGTCCATTTCTTGCGACAATACGGCACGTCCACTGATGGGCTTACCCTTTATTGTCCAGCCTCTCATGTCAGGGATAACGCCGGACGGATACGCTATAGCCAGTAACGGGTAAGCAGATTTATCGAAGGACTGCCCCTGCATCAGAGCGTAACCTGCCGGAGTAGCATCAGATGGCCATGCAATCGCCGCCCCTACTGGATGCGAATCCGGAGGTGGGTTTAGTGTGGTGTAAAGCATTGCCCATTCGGACCACTCAGCATCGGCGGTATCTCGATGGCTGCGAATATATGCGGGCGCTGGCGCACCATTTGTCCCGCTCCAGCCAATGAGGATTTCCCCATCACCGGTTCCGGTCAGACGTAAAATATTTCCGTATTGCGTCGGATAGCCATTGTTGTAAACCTCGCCCATTATCAGGCCACTATCGCTGCCTCTTGTCGTACCAGTCAGTGCCGGAAGCGCGCCGCGTAATGCCAGTCTGTTCGCTGCAACAGCCGTACCTGATGCAGGGAGCGCTCCGATATTTTGTACAAACAGCGGCTTTTCCGGAATATCGCCACCGTTCTGTGATTTTAGTAATGCATCGGCGGCGTGATTTATGGTTTCCCGTAAACCAACGTATTCGATAAGACCGTCAACGCTTTTTCCTGACAGCGCCGTCAGTGTATCGTCCAGCGGCTGCTTGCCCGCTAGTTTATTCAGTACAGTGGTGGCAAAGTTCGGATCGTTACCCAGCGCGTCAGCCAGTTCTTTCAGCGTTTCCGGCGCAGAACCAACCAACTGTGCTACTTTCGCAGCCACAAACGCTGCCGTGGCAATTTCAATACCTGCAGCTGTGGTTTCCGGAGTTGGTGCTGTTGGCGTACCAGTCAGTGCCGGACTGTCCAGCGGGGCTTTAGCCTGCACCTCACCCATAACGGTTTTTACCGCCTTTGGCGTGGCTGCCAGCGCTTCGCTGTCACTGTCCGTGGCGCTGCTTAACTTAACGATACCTTTTTTCGTCAGGCTGGCATCTTCCAGGGAAATCACGTCCGCGATGTCTTCTGCCCGTTTTGCGGCATCTTCTGCTCTGGTGGCTGCTGCTCCGGCAGCAGTACTGCTTTGCGCCGCCAGTGATGCGCTGGTATCAGATGCGGCGGCGTGAGTGGATGCCTCCGATGCTGATGACGAGGCGGCTGTTGCGCTGGCCGCTGCTGTACTTGCTGACGTTGCTGTATTTGTCTCAGATGTTTTCGCTGCGGCTGCCGATGCGGCTGCCGCCTTTTCCGACGCTGCCGCCGCAGTGGCTGACGCACCTGCATCACCGGCACTGGAAGCCGCCTGCGTTTCTGACGTCTTCGCGGCGGTTTCGGATGCTCCGGCGCGCTCTGCTGATATCTGCGCCGCCGTCGCGCTGGCGGCTGCGGCAGCAGCTGAATCTCCGGCGGCAGTACGGGAGGCATCTGCATTCGCTTCAGATGTTTTCGCTGCGGCTGCCGATGCGGCTGCCGCCGTTCTGGCTGTGTCAGCCGACGCCGCGCTGGCTGATGCCTTCCCGGCTTTTGTAGTCGCCGTACCTGCGCTGCTCTCCGCAGATGCTGCGGATGAGGCTGCCTGTGTGGCTGATGCTTCTGCCGCTCCGGCTGCATTCACTGCTGCCGTGGCGCTTTCCGATGCCTGACCTGCTGATGTCTGCGCCTGTTCAGATGCCTGCCCTGCGGCGGTGGCATTCCGCGATGCCTCCGATGCCTGGCGGGCAACTTCTTCCACCATCGCCTCAAAACGCCGCAGCGCCTCCGGGCGGACGTCGTCTTCCGTCATGGCCCCCAGAAAATCATTCAGGGTGCCCGGCTTTGAATCATCGTAAACCGTAATAACTCCGGCATGTGACGGGGGATACCCGTCCACCAGGAGCGTGACAGTGTACTGCCCCTGCTCCACATCCATGCTGTAGCGCCCGGCGTCATCCGGATTTTCTGATGCCACCGTATTCACGATCACCGTCGTACTGGTCCGGCAGGCCTTCAGCTGAATGGTGCAGTTCTGTACCGGCGTTCCCGTACCATCTTTCAGTACGCCGGAAATAAGTACTGGCATATTGCCTCCATAAAAAAGCCCGCCCGCAGGCAGGCTTCAGATTCATTCACATCTCAGCACTGATTATCCGGGTCACGTAAATATGCCGGCAGAGAACACTGGACGCTCCGCGTGATTGTTTTTCCCTTTGCCTCGCGGTGCTGTTTCTGCCCACGGTCGGTGCCGGTATAAATCCGGGTCTGGTTTTCAATATTGCTGTTGCCGCTTCCTCTTCCGTTATCGGCAACGGCAGCAGTGGAAAATAAAACGGACAGGGAAAGCCCTGCCGCCAGAGAAATTACGCGCGACATAGTCATATTTGTTCCTCATTAAACGAAAGGGACCGGAAATCCGGTCAGTTTGTGAAGTTGCTCCCCGACCGGGAAACCATCACCAGCGGCCAGACGGAAGCAGACGTGGTGTACTGCCCACGGACCCTCAGAGAGACGCTGATATCCACGACAGGTGAAGTGGTGTAGACCGAAAAGACGACGGTCTGATACATGGCCGGAATCCCTGCGGTATACGGCATAACCTCCGCCGTTTTCACCTGGCCGTTAATATTTATCGTGACGGTGATGGCACCGGAGCCACCGTTACGCTCACAGTTAGCCATCACCGTGATGGTTTTCCCTATCTGATAGGTGGCGCTGTCGGTATACCGTGTTGAGGTGCTGCGTTCGTCGTTCGTCGCCCTGATGTTCACGCCCTGCATGACTTTTGAGCCGCAGATATCACCGACAAACTCTCTTGCTTCTATCACGCCAGAAAACTTACCGGAGGTGGCATTGATTTCTCCCGTAAACGAGCCAGATACAGCGTTGATATGCCCGCTGATATCCGCATTTTTCGCAGTCAGCTTTCCATCCGGCGTCAGGGAAAATGCCGGAGGATTCCCGCCACTGGTAATGGTCGGCGCGCTCAGATATTTCAGGAACGCCTCATTCATGATTATCTGGTCGCCCTGCATGACGAATCCGGGCGTCTCGTTTCCGTTTGCCGGGTTAATATAAGCAATGCGATCCGCCGCCACCAGGAACTGGCTTATCTTCCCGTCAGGCGTGTCTTCCATGCTCAGTCCAAGTCCGGCCACATAATATTTGCCGTCTTTGGTCTGCTCTATTTTGACGCCCCACATGGCGTTCCATTTATCGTTAGCATCCTGCCACTCCTTCGAAAACTGCTGCAGTTTGCTGGCGTTATCCTCCGTCAGTTCCACCTTCTCCAGCAGTTCCTTACCCAGGTGACTTTCAGTTATCTGCCCTTTGAAAAAATCCAGATAGCCTGCGGCATCGTTGCTGGCCTGCCCGGTCGCCTCCACGAATGCGGATTTACCGACCTGATTTACCGCCCGGATATAAAAATAGTAATCCCTGCCGGGCCTGATATTCACACTGGCCGCTATCCAGTACAGCGCCGTTCCCAGATATCGTGCGGCGTTTTCCACCTGATGGATATCCGTAATCTGCGCGTCTGAAAACCAGAACTCATACTGCACCGTCGGGTCGTATACCGCCTGACGCGGTGTGGCTGTAATCTGGAAATAGCCAGGGGTGAGTTCGATAAATGATGGTGCCGCCGGCGCGGAGATGCTGAACTGTGTGCTGGCCGGGTCTCCCTGTTGTCCCTGGCTGTTCACCGCCCTGACGGACAGGGTGTAGCGCCCCGGCATCAGCCCCCGGAACCGGTACTGCGTATCCGGCGTTCCTGCGCTGCTTACCAGCCGGTCACTGCCATCTTCCGCCGCCACGTTCAGGCGCAAAGAAAACGAGGCGCCCTTAACGACTCGCGGTGTGTCCCAGCGCGCCAGTACCTGATACTGTCCCTCCTCCGCCAGAATTTCTGTGGTCAGATGCTGTATCGCCGGGGGAACGGTGCCGTGAATCGTTCCGGGTTGCGGATCGAATGATGCCCCGTTGTCCACGATGGACTCTTTTTCCGGCACATGCTGTACGGCGGTGATGGCATACGTTCCGTCGTCGTTTTCCCGGACAGCCACACACCGGAAGAGACGCTGGCGCAGCGACGGCAGTTTCAGCCCCCAGACGCTGTATTCCGCCACGCCGTCCGGTATCCGGCTGACCTGAACCTGCACACCGTCGGTAACAGACTGCACGTCCACGCTGACCGGCAAGCCTTCGCCATCCACCAGGCTTATCAGCGTGGTGCCGGACGACGGCAGGGTAATCTCCCTGTCAAGGGTCAGAATGCGGCGGGCGCGGTCAACGGACAGAATCCGCCCGCCCAGGCTGATGCCGGCATAATCCTCGTCGCAAACCTCAATCACATCACCGGGAACGTGGCGCAGCCCCTCCGCCCCCACACTAAAATCTACCGTCTGGGTTTCCAGCAGCTCCGTTTTTATCAGCCACAGCCCGGCGCGGTGCGCCTGCCCGCGACTGGTACAGCCAAACGCATCCATTTTTACCAGATTGCGTCCGTAGTGACTGATGGCGACCGTGTCTTCCACCAGTTCCGTGGATGTCTGCCAGCCATTATCAGGGTCGATCCAGTTCACCTCTACCGCATTATGGCGGTCCTTCCGCGCACTGAAGCTGTAACGGAACGGTGTACCCTCATCCGGCATTACCACATTGCTGCGGGTATAGGTCCAGACTGTATCCGAGGGCCTGTCCTGCACGAAGGTCAGCCTCTGCCCGTTCCACACCGGCATACAACGCATGGCGGAGCAGAAGTCGGTCAGCACATCCCACGCCTTACGCTGCTGCGCCAGATACGCATTAAAGGTCATACGCGGCTCTGTCCCGCCGAATCCGTCAGGAACCATCTGGTCGCAGTACTGGCCTATTGCATACAGCGCCCACCTGTCCACGTCCGCCGCGCCGATTCGCTGTCCCATGCCATAACGGGGATGTGTCAGCACATCCCATAAACACCATGCCGGATTATTGCTGTATGCAGGCTTGAACGTGCCGTCCCAGATGCCGCTGTAGGTTCGCGCTACCGGATCGTAATTCGACGGCACCTGAATAATCCGCCCGAAAAAATGGTAATTTCGCGTCACCTGCTGGCTGCCGAACTGCTCAGACTCCACCTGCAGGCCAATCACGGCGGTGTTGGGATAGCACTGCCGGACATCAATAATCTCGGTATACGACGACCAGACCGTGTTGTTCTGTAACTGGTCAGTGGTACTGTCTGCCGTCACACGTACCATCCGGATACCAAATGGCCGGGGAGGGAGATTATCCACTATCACCGAGGCCAGATACTGTGTGGTTGTTTTCCCGGTAATCGTAATCTCTTTTTCCACCACCCACTGACCATAGCGCTCAAGATGGATTTGCAGCCTGACGGATGTCGGATTGCGGTCGCCCTTGCTGTTGGCCTCCACCAGTGACTGCACGCCGAACGTAAAACGCAGGCGGTCAATATTTGCAGCCGTGATGGTTCTGGTCACCGGATTGTCGTATTTGACCTGTACACCAAGCACCGTCTCGGCGCCGGACGATTCAAATCCCTCCAGCGGGGTCTGTTCCTGCTCACCGACGCGGTATACCACCTTCACGCCGTGGATATTCGTGTTGCCGTCGCGGTCCACCGCCGGCGTCTGGTTTACCAGAACACTGTGCAGACCGTTCACCGGGCCTTCTATCGGTCCCTCGCTGATGGCATCGATGACGCTCAGCAGCTGCGTGGATTTCAGGTTATCCGGTGCCTCGCGGGGCGTATGCCCTTTTCCGCCGCCCTTTCCCATTTATTAACCCCGTAAAACGACAAAACCGCCCGGAGGCGGTTCTGTCTGAATCTGTTCTGTTGTCAGCGGCCAATCACCACAACCTGACCACCATCTCCTTCATCAGCGGTACTGACTTCCTGGGAAATCACGCGTGACCCCACCTGCATCTCGCCGTACAGCACCGGCAACGTGTTACCGTTGGCAACCATGTTATCCAGTGACGAAAAATACGTGTTCTGCCTGCCGTTATCGGTCTGCCTCATTTCGGACATTTTGGGTTTTGGTGCCAGCATCTGCGCCACACCGCCCAGAATCATCGACGCCCCGGTCATATACATACCGGATACCGCCGCCGCTCCCAGCCAGCCTGCCGGGTTCCACCAGGCAACGGCAATCAGCGCCGCACCAAGCACCGCCTGAAACACCCCGCCAGATTTGGCCCCGGCCAGACGCGGCACAATATGAATCACCGCGCCAGGCGGCAGCGGGTCATGCAGGCTGGTTGTCAGGGTATCAGCCGTAACATCGTCTCCGGCTATGCGTACCTGATACCAGCCGTCGTTCAGTTTCTGCCGGAGACCGGGCAACTGTACCGCCAGTGCCCGGACAGCTTCAGCACCACTGGCTACCTGCAGGCTGACGCGGCGGCAAAATCGTTGCAGATCCCCGTAAAGGCAAATTCGCGCCATGCCCGGTGTCGCCAGATGGAGTGCGTGCGTCGTTGCCATTTGTCGGTATACCTCTCACGTTTACTCAGTTGTTCAGGAATATGGTGCAGCAGCTCTCCGTCGCCGCAGTAAATCGCTGCGTGGTTCGGAACGGAGGAGCCAAAGCAGCAAATCAGCACGTCGCCGGGCTGCGCACTGGCTGCGCTGACACGGTAAAATCCCGTCGTCTCCAGATTATCCAGATAGAGATTGTCACCATGCCGCCACCAGTCGTCGTCCCGGTGAAAATCCGGCATATCAATCCCCGCCAGATGATAGGCATCACGGAACAGCGTGTAACAGTCAAAAACCCCATGTTTAAACTGTCGTCCGGTCAGGTGTGGCACACAGCGGAATTTATGTACCTGGCCGGCGCATACCAGCCACCACGGCAGGTCGCTTTGAACCTGCAGCCTGCGGTCCACATCGCTCAGATACGGCTGGCCGCCAGGATGGCTGTGAACCAGCGCCACAATATCCCCCTGCGTTTCAGCCCTCAGCCAGTCCTCCGGCGCCATACGGAAATAATCCTCCGGCGCGGCAGAAATATTCACACAGGGGAGATACCGTTCTCCCGCCTGTGTTCTCACCACGAAGCCGCACGACTCCGCAGGCGCACACCGTCGGGCGTGCGCCAGAATATCCTGTTCTTTCATGATGATTTACTGTGAAAGTTTATTAATGGAGAGGAAACCGCCAAAGTTTCCGGTATTGTTACGCAGGGCGCATCCCCGGGCGCAGCGGCTGCAGGCATCTTTTGCCGGATCGGCGGTAGGGTTATCAAATTCATCTGCGACAGCTGGTCCCGTATAACCGCATTCGTCAGAGCGGTATATCCATGTACAGGTATTGGCCAGCATAATCCTCCCGGGGAAGACACATCCGTCTGTTTCAGTCGGTGTTGCCAGGACAAATGTCGCACTTACCGCCGTCAGATCACTGCACTGCTCGATCACCCAGCGGCTTACAGACTCCTGCTCCGGGTCGGCCTCCTGGTTGCCGCTTTGAAAATTCACGGCATCGAGAAACCGGGCATATACTATCCTGCGGATGACCGTCGCCCCAACCAGGCTATGCAAATCCTCCACCATTCCGGTCACCATACCGTAAAGATTGGATACCTTCAGTGACGGGCGCGCAGCTGCGCCTTTGCCGTTCATTTCAAATCCGCAACCGTCTACAGGATAAACGTCATATTTCCGTCCCTGCCAGGTAACCGCCTCCCCCTTTTCATTTGCCTCGTTACAAAAAAAATAACGATCACCGCCAGACTGTGTCAGATCGATTTCCCACAAAGTGATCCTGGCGGACTGCGCCAGTTTAGCGGCTTCGTTCAGCGTATCCTGCGAAATGTCCTGCATCACTCCTCCTCAGATAACAACCTGTTCAAAAGTCGTGGTCACAGTCACCCAAAGAGAGCCAACGCTAATCGACCATTTGCGGCAAATCACCCGAATTTGTGTCCAGGTATAAGGCGGCGTCCAGAGAAAGGATTTCACTCCACCGTGGCGGGATAAAAATGCCTCAAGGTTCTGATGTTCTCCCTTACGAATCCGGACCGTTACGTTATACTTCGCCAGATGGTTGTTCAGCCCGGCTGGACGCCGTTGTTCATACCCGTCACCCAGTTTTATGGAGGTGACTTTTGGTTCTGATTCCACTGTCATATCAGGGCGGATCTTCCAGTTAAATGTTTCCATTGTTATCGCCCTCCTCCAGCAATACCCCCGTCACGCGACTGCTGTTGCCAGAAATCAATGGCGGCTTTTTTTCCAATGTTATATACGGCCTGTAATGCCTGCGGACCAATCTGTCCGTTGCCGGCGTCGTTGTGGATTTCAATGTTGTACTCAGGCGCAAACATCGCCATCCCTCCTGAACCGGCTGCCACGACACCCAACTTACCGTCAGCACCACGACGAAGTGGTAATATTGCCTCCGGTCCTGCCTCGCCCATCACCCCGGCACCTTTGGCAAAAGCAAAAAATGTCGGGCGATTAACAATGCTGCCGCTGTATCGGCTCAGTTCAGAAGACTGATAAACTCCACCAGTCGCATTGGCTGTCACACCAAATCCCAGAGCAGATCCGATTCCCTTTACAGCCTGCATCATTGCCATACGTGCTGAAATTTTTGCCAGATCTGACACGATGGATGCGGTGAAAGATTTAAAGTTTAGTTTTCCAGTGGTAACGAACGTCGCCAGCCCGTCGCCCATACTGTTGAATGCCGATGTGAACATTTGCTCCGTTGCGCCCGCCACGTTGCTGCCCTGCGCCATAAAGTTATCCAGCGCACGCGACGCCCCCAGAGTCCAGTCTCCCTGCGCAGCATCCACTTTCGCATTGTACTCAGCCCACTCAACCAGCCGGTGATTGAGACTGCCCTTCAGCGCCTGCTCAGCCTGACGATATTCGTCAGAACCGTATGTCCCCTTTGCCTTACTGTCGCGCTTAAGCTGCTCCAGTTGTTCCTGGTAGCGCTGCTGAATTTTCAGACGCTCTTCGTACCGACCTCGTTGCTGATCGCCCATACCCATTGTGGCCAGCGCCATTGCGTGCTGCTGCCTGACGCGGGATTCTTCGTCAGCGAGCTGGCTGGTTAATGTGAGCGTCTTTTTCTTCAGTTCATTAAGGGCATTCTGGTGTTGCAAATCCTGTTGTGAGATATCCAGCTTCTGTAGCGCAAGCGCAATTTCATCCTTATGTGCCAGTACGCTTTGTTCATCCGCCGTCAGTTTTTTACCGGACAAATCAGCGATGCGCTGCTGAAATGACAAAAGCTGCTTATGCGCTTCCGTCATTTTTTCGGTCGTGGAAAGCTTCGCGGCGGCAATCTGCCCTTCAGTCTGCGCCTGTTGCTGGCTGTACTGCAAAAGCAGTCGCCTGGCCTCGTCGTTGTGGTAAGTCTTTGGCTTTTTCGCCTGTTGTGACAACGCCTTTTTATGACGTTCATTTTCGCGCTCCAGTGCGGCATTGCGTACAGCAGCATCGGCATACTGCATGGCGGTAATGCGCGCCACCTCCCGTTGGTGCCGCAGGGATTCAGTTTCATTATCCCGGTTCAGCGCGGCGTTCTGCTCGTTCCGACGTTTCTGCGTTTCCTGATAATTACGCTCTGCCTGCGCCTTCGCATCCAGCAGGTCCTTCTGGCGTTTCTGTTCCTGAAGTTCGTTCAGCTGCTGCTGATCGTATTCAGTCTGGGAGGAAGACACCGTCCAGGGCGTTTTTCTGTCGCGCGCGATTTTTTCCTGCAGTGTCGCGATCTTTTCATCGAGCGTGTCTTCCCGCCCGATATCCAGCATCCGATCCCATGCCCACTTCGCCGCATCACCGACAGCATTCCATGCTCTTTCAATCCAGCCCAGATTGTCGTGTACGTCCCCCATCCGCTTATTCATTTCTTCCGAATACGCGGACATGGCAATTTTCGCGGCATCAGCCACTCTTCCCTGCTCGCCCAGTACCCTGATTTGTTCAAGCTGGGTGGCTGTCAGAAAATGCAGTGTCCTGTCCAGTTCTTTCGCCGCATTCACCGGATCATCCCGCAGGCGTTTAAACTGGCGGATGGTTTCATCCACTGATTGTCCCACGTTTTCCTGCATTCTGGTCGCGGTACGGGATACCATTGCCACTGCCTGACCGGTAAACGCTCCGCTACCGACCACCTGTGCCAGCACACCTGCAGCATCGTGCTGCGTGACGCCATTTCCGGCGAGCGACTTCGCCATCGCATTAAGCTGGCCTGTGGTTTTTCCGGCATAACTCCCGGTCAGAATAAGCTGTTTATTGAACGTCTCGCTTTCTTTAGCTCCTTCATAGTAGGCCTTGCCCAGCCCGTAAACAGCAGCAGCCACGCCGCCAACCAGCCCGCCGAGCATCATGCCCTTCGGAGACATCAGTTGCTCGATCCACCCGGCGCGGTTAGCGAGCGTGATACCACTTCCCCGCAGTGCCCCGAAATTCCCACGGGCCAGCTCACCAGCCAGCACGCCCAGTTCACGACGGGCAGCAGCGCTTTTCAGTCCTAGCGTATGGGTGGCAGTTCCGGTACGCTCCAGTTTACGGATATAAATATCTGCGGCGCTGCTGACACCCAGTTCAGCCGCCTTCACCCGCAGCAGCTCGGTACGGGTGAGGCCCTGTACCGTCGTCTGCTCTTTCAGGCGGCGTATAAACTGTGCTTTTTTCTGCGTGGCCAGCGCTTCGGCATCGGTAAGCTCACGGGTCTTCCTGGCGGTTTCAGACACCAGCGCCAGATAATCGCCCTGTGAGATATCTCCGCGTCCTTTCGCCTGTCGTACCTGCGCCTGGATACGCTGCAGCTCCTGCAGACCACCGCTTAACTGTTTTACACTGTCAATCTGGCGGTAAAAAGCAGCACTTGTCCTGTCCTGTGCTGCCGCCACAGCCGCTGACTGCGCCTGTTCCTCACGCAGTTTCCTTCCCAGTGCCTCCACCCGCTGTCGCGTCTGATCCACATCCGCCGCCAGACGCGTACTGGCCGCTGCGCTTTTATCCACAGCGGAACTGTACGCGGTACTGCTGGCAGTCACTTGCTCCAGACTGGCGGACGTCCGGCGCGTCGCCTCCGTCTGCTTATCCAGAAAACGCTGCATCCGGGCCGCTGAACGTTCTGAGTCACCAGCCGCATCGTTCAGCAATTTTTTAATGCGCGGAACTTCGTTTCGGAACTCTGCGCTGTCGATACTTAAATCAATGACCAGGTTCGCTATCTGGTCCATAGCGGACACCTCCGGTAATACCTTCGCCCAGGATCATCAGTTCATCATCCGTTTTTTCGTGCAACGACTCAGGATCAGTGATCAGGCTGAATATTTCTGCATCGTGATGCGTGCCTGTAACCAGTCCGGAAATCAGCGATTTCAGCGTTGCAAACTCCGCATCCAGCAACATGTCACTGAAGCTGCTCTTCCCGAAATGCTCCGCCCACTCACCCAGCTCTGTCGCACTCATTTCCGCCAGCATCCGCCGCCAGTCTGGTCGCCGGAACTCACGTGCGAGCCGCATCACAAACGCCAGCTCCCGGTTCAGGACTTTTCCGGCGTGGTCGTGTCCTTTTCACTCCCGCTGTCGTCTTCCTGCGATGCCGGAAGACGCATACCACTCAGGGACAGAACCATATCAGCGCCGCGTCCCAGCGCCTCATAAGACCATTCCAGTCTGACGGACTCATACAGGGCGCGGGCCTCCTCCTCTTTTTTGCTTTCACACAGGGAGCGGGATACCAGCCATGCATTAATATCCACCCCCATCTGCATAAATTCTGTCTGACGCTCTGCTTCCGTCAGGGTTTCAGGCTGTGCGTCATAGTCTGCCGTCCGCTGCTGAATAAACTTCAGATAATCCACACGTTGCAGGGCAGAAAGCTCACTGAGCACGATGGAATGCCCACCGTAGTTAAAGGTGTCTGTATTGAGAAACATGATGATTTTCCATAGAAGCCCCGGAACCGGGGCGGACTGATAAGAGAGGGTTATGACGCCGTCACTGTCACTGCTGCCACCGCGACAAGACTGCCGTCACTGCTGATGCCAACAATATTCACGCTGCCCGCCTTCACGCCTTTAACCGTGGCCACATTATCCTTCAGCGTGACGGTGGCGATCAGCGGATCGGCGGTCGCAACCTGCAGCGTTTTATCTGACGCGTTATCAGGTTTTACCGTAAATGTCAGCGTGGTGGTGGCTCCGACAGCCACCGTGGCACTGGCCGGCGCAACGGTCACGCCGGATACGCTGACCACGTCAGGTGTATCCTCCTCCGCAAGAGAAGGACGCCCGACGCCAGTGATTTTTACGCTGCGTGTCATCACATCTTTGGATGTCACGGTTTTACCCAGTGAACTCAGCCAGCCGCGGAACACATCAACCGTCCCGTTAGGATACCTGATACGGAAGGCGCGAACTTCGCCGGTGTCAAACAGCTCAACCAGTTTTTTCTGTCCGGTCTCACCGGGTTTCCAGGCCAGCGTGGCCGTGGTGTCACCGACGCTTTTCTGCCCCTGCGTAGTGCTTTTCCAGTCGGCATTTTCATCATCAAGATAGTCATCGTCTTCCGCATCTGCACTCATTTCTCCGGGCTGCAGATCCTTAATACCTGCCAGTCGCAGCCAGTCATCATCAGCCAGTGGATTTTTAAACGCATCGCCGCTGCCGGTATACAGCCAGAATGTGGTTCCGGCGCCTTTCGTTTTTACCAGTGGGTTTGGTGTTCCCATCATATCCTCCTCAGTTGGTATAGGTGATCCGGTAAGTAATTTCTGCCATCCCCCACGTTGCCATTTCGCTGTCACGCTGGTAGTCATAACCCAGCGGGGTCATGGTATCGATAAGGCGCTCCAGACCACTAACCTCTTCCAGCGCAGGAAAGATTTTTTCTTCCATCCAGATATCAAGCTCTGTATCAGGAGCCTGAGCCCTCAGAAAAACTGCCGTATGGAGAGTAGCCTGCCAGTCATCCTCATCGGTCATAAGGCCTGTATACTGTGCGTCTGTCAGCCAGACAGCTATTGCGGGTAAATCTTCCTGTTCTACGAAAGCAGGAAGTCCATCAAAAAGAGTGACAGGTGCGCCAGTCACGGATTCCAGCTTTTCCAGAACGGCCCGGCGGATTAATGTGTGTTTGCTCATCGTGAAAGATAAAGCCTCAGTTGTTGTTTCAGGGCATACCCCAGTTGCTTCGGTATTTCCTCGTCAATCAAGCTTTGTGTGGCGCTTTCGAATGCCTGAGTCAATGGTCCGGAAAGAGGAATTTTCACTACATCAATTGGATAACGGTTTTTCCCGTTAACGCGTCGCATAACATGCCAGCGTCCGTTAGCCAGTTGCTGAATAAAGGCATCCCGGAACAGATATGGCCCGATTTTCAGCACACTTCCACGATACAGCAGTTTTCCCCTCCGTTTGCTCATCCTGACCTGTGCAGCGCCCAACTTTATGGCGGGAAGGTTTCCCCGGTTAATCCGTATCCGGGCAGAGCGTTTACCGTCTGTACCGGCTTTAAATAACCTCACCCTCTGGCGAACCAGCTTCAGCGGAAGTCCTCTTACCTGGTTATCTCCGGCGACAGTCTCCCGCGCCACCTTACGGGTTGCCACTGAAACAGCTTTCTGCGCCACGCGATTCACAGCCCAGATACTGGCCCGGGGAACCATCTGCCGGTCAAGGCTGTTCAGATTCCGGATCGCATTTTCAAGCCCTTTCAAACATTCCTCCCGTCCTGCGCCGGTTATCCGTCGGCGGCTCCCCCCTGCCCAGCAGAATAATACTGCTGTCTCCACCAGCCGGAGTGATGCGATCCACCCAGAAGGTGTCACCGAGAATGGTTAGTGTGTCCGGGCGCTTCAGATGGACTGTCAGGGATGTTTTGACAAAAAATGTAGGCTTGTCCCCCTCAATCCGGACACCTCCGGCGGCATACGACACACTTTCAGGATCGTCAAATACGCCCGTAAGCGTGGCCCCTGCCAGAACGCCGGAGGTTATTGTTGCTACCGTTCCCATCACCCGGAGGATGGCATCATCAGCCTGAGAAATCGCGGTATCAAACAGGTTTTCGGACTGCGACATATCGCCACCCTTACAGTTCAATAATAAGTCCTGCAGCAATCAGCTCGTCCACATCGTGTTGCGAAATACGCGCCGGGTTTCCCGCCATAACCATATCCAGTTCCCGGTTACTGTCCGGATCGATGGCGCAGATGTGTAGTGTACGAAGCGCCCTGATAAGTACCCGTTCGGATCTTTGCCCGATCCCGGGCGGCACTATGGATTCATCACTGTCATTTTCCACAGCAGGCAAATGCTCCGCCTCCGCTTCCTCTTCCCATTCCATGACACGCTGGCTGAGTTCAGCGGCGCTCCCGGACACATCCGGATCACGACCAAGCCGCGTCGCAAGCTCCCGCAGACGCTGTATATTCTCTTCTTTTGTTGCCATAAAAGATCCTCCCGCAATTTGTAACAATAAAGGCCTGAATCAGGCCTTTTGGGATGCTTAACCGACAGTGACAATGACAAACTCATCCGGGTCCGGCAGGACCATCAGCGGCGCAGACTGCGTCATGGTATATTCATTCGCCGGGTCCCCCACCGTCAGCCAGTGTTTGGGATAACGGGTGGCGGCAACAATACCCTCCGCGAGCGCCTGTGAATCCTGAATGGCACCATAGCAGCGGATACCTTCTGCCGCCGTATTTCCCAGAACCAGAGTCCCTTCAGGCAGGTAACGCTTTTCGGTCCCGTTATCAGCAACATAGGATGTTTTAGCCACCACAATGGCCAAATCTCCGTAATACCCCTTGAACGACACCACAGCCCCAAGGTCCTTCACCGCCGTTTCCAGCTGAGAATTTGAACCGCGGCGTGTATCCAGTTTTTCACGGAACAGCTTAAAACCGTTCAGCAGACGCCAGACTTTCCCGTCCATCACGGCAATATTGATCAGACCGGATGCCTGGTCGCAGTACATATCCAGATCATAAGTCGGGTCAAAGGTTTCCCTGTCCTGCTCTGACCATTTTTTACCTGTGGCCTGAATAATGTTATTCCCGGCGGAGCGACCAAAATCCACCTCCACGGTGTCAAACTGCTCGCCCTGCATGGTGTATTTCCCGTTCAGCACCGCACTGACGGCCTGCATCTCCTCCACCTGGACGATGGCCTTCTCTTCCTGCTTCAGGTTATCGGTCAGAATGCGCAGACGACGGTAGGCCGGATCGTTAAGCCTGGCCGGGTCTTCACCCGGCAGACGCTCAACAACCTGCGCATAGTTAACTTCATGCTTCGGTTTGACATACCCCGGACGCAGTACGCGCGTTTCCCCGCCGCGGTTACGCAGAACCTTCCCTCCAACCACCGGAGATACATAAGCGGCAATCGGTGTTTTTCCGGTAATTTTGTCCAGCATGACTTCCTGGGTAGGAAATGTCACAGTACGGCGAAAAAACAGGCTCAGGAAGAGTGGGTTAAATTTAACTTTCTGCTCGGTATAACCCAGCAACTGGCGGGTGGTAAACAATCCCATAAATGGTGTCCTCCGGACGTTAAATACGATAAAGGCCGCTTCGCGGCCTTCTTATTACGGTAAAGCGGCGTGACTGACGGCGCTTCCGGCGAATGCATTTGCCTGCTTAATGGCATCCACACTCTTCGGCCATGCCAGTGATTCTGTGGCAAAGGTGCCGCTCTTCCAGTACGTCAGCAGGTTTTCCGACCCGTCCAGCTCAAGGGCCAGAACCCCGACCGCCGTTCCGGCCTTCTGCCCGTCCCAGGCCACCAGTTTCCCGGTGGTATCATCCAGCATCAGGGGCGTCATCATCGGTGTGGCCGCCGTTATCCCGCTGACTCCCGTTGCGGTATGTGCCGGATCGTTACCGGCGAAAATGCGGTTATCCGCACGTTTCTCAATAGTGGTGGTAAATGACATACTGTCTCCTTATCAGGTGGCTGAAGTACCGGGAATACTCATCAACAACGTCGTTTCGGTATCATTACTGTGGCCTTTGCCGCCGGATACGGGGTCCGGGGAATGAGACTGCATGAAAGCATCAAATGCGTTGTTCATGCTCAGCCCCGCATTACCGGATTTGTCCGGCGCGGCAGCCAGCAGGTCACGGGCCTGATCTGTGGTCATACCAGGCATGACAGCCAGTTTTTCCGCCAACTCTTCACGGCCTTTCGCCTCATCAAGCGCCATCACGGCATCATAAAGTGACGTTGCCGCAGCGATCGGCGATGCTGCCAGAATGGTTCTGGCCTGTTCCACCGTCATCTCCGGCATGGCCGCCAGTGTCTGTGCGAGTGTTTCCCGACCACCAGCTTCTTCCAGGGCAAGGATACGGTCAGCGGTGCTGGTCGTATCCGCCGGCGCGGCGGCAGCCAGAATAGACTTCGCCTGAGCAACGCTCATTCCCGGCTGCCCGGCCAGCATCTGTGCCAGTGCCTCATGCCCCCTGGCCTCCGGGCAAACCAGAATTTCCATTACGCGCTGGTTTTCCTGCGTGACAGCGTCAGCTGCACTTAATTCAGGCATAGTGCCTCCTGTCTTGTTACTGTTGATAGCTTCTGCCATCACGCCGATGGCGTCAGCAGCATTCACCATTCCATCTGCCAGTCCGGTAGTGATAATGGCCTGCCCGTCATACACTGCCGCCTCCGTCGCCATTACCGCATCGACAGACAACCCCGTGTACCGGGCCACTTTTTCTGCAAACATCTTTCTGGCCTCGTCCATTCGCTGCTGGTAGTCGGCATGGACGCTTTCCGGTAATTTCTGGCTGGGCGTCAGATCAGCCTTGTGTGCGCCAGAATAGATAATGGTGATATCGATCCCTTCCTGTTTCAGTTTTTCGGCGTAACTGGTATGCGCCATCACCACACCAATTGATCCCATTCTGGACGTCTGGGTCACAAGGCGGTGCGAACAGGCTGCCGCCAGCAACATGGCCGCCGAACAGGCTGTTTCATTTGCCAGTGCCCAGACAGGTTTCTGTTCGCGCATCCGGTAAATCATGTCAGCACAGTCAAACGCCCCGGCAGCCTGACCGCCGGGGCTGTCAATATCCAGCAGAATGCCTTTTACCTCCGGATCTGAAACCGCCTGTTGTAGCCGGGCAGTGATACCGTCATAGCCGGTCATCCCTGAAAAGGGACGCATTCCGCCGAGTTTATGAACCAGTGTTCCGGTCACGGGTAATACCGCAATACCGTTCACTACCTGATAAAAACGTGCCTGCGGCTTTCCGGTCGCCATAAAATCGCCTGTGACCAGTGCCATATCCGACTGATCCAGACTTTCGTTATTACCGGGAATGTGCAGGCTGTTAATGCCTGACTCCCTGCCCAGCGCGCAAAAGAAAACCCGCGCATAGGCGGGTTCAAGCAGCAACGGAGCACTGGTTGCCTGGCTGATGATGTGCGGGAGATTACGTTGCACGCTTTTCCTCCTCCGTCTGACGGCTCGCCGCGATCTGTTGTTGATAGGTATCGGTGATCCATACCGGACGCGAAAGTCCGGCTGCCCGCCGTTCTTCGGATTCCCTGACCTGCTGGCGGAATATCTCCTGGTAATCCTCGCCCATAATGGCGAGTTCTTTTTCATAGGTACTCAGCCCGGCCTCAATACGCATCACGGCTTCCTGAACCTCCTTGAGTCCGTCAATCGCCATACGTCCGGCACCAATCCACTCCGATCGGCTCCAGCTGGATCGGGCCTCCCAGAAGGAAAACCTGGCCCGGGGTGCCCGGATAACTCCCCGTATCAGCGCCTCCTCCAGCCAGCAGGAAAACATTTGTGTCGCCAGCCGTCCGGCAATGAACCGGCGCCGCCCCAGGAAATAGCGCCAGGACTCATTAGCAGATGCGCGGGCGCTGGAATAGCTGACCTGAGAATAATCACGCGAAAGCTGCTCATAAGAGACCCCCAGCCCGGCGGCAATATACCGGAGCAGCGCCTGCTCCAGCGCTGAAAAGCCATTATCGGAATCCTGCGCAGTCTGCAGATTCAGCTCATCACCCGGGTACAGGTGGGGAATTTTTACACCGCCCAGTTTGATACTGTTGGTACTGTAATAGCGGGCATAATTTGCCAGCATGTTAACAAGAGGCGTATCTTTGTTATCTGCCGCCGTGATGTATTCAAAGGCTTTCTCGGAATCGAGTTCGCTTTCGATCGTGGCGGCGTACATGGCTTTGACAATCGCGGACTGAAGCTGCGTTGCCTGCAGGGTATCAAGCATCTTCAGCCGCTCCATCACACTGTAAAACTGATTGGCACCGCGCGTCTGTCCGTCCTCAACCGGCTCGAAAATATGTAACATCGCGGGTCGTCCGGACGGCAGAAAACGAGGAATACGGGTCCAGCGTTCCCCACCAGCCACCGGCCAGTCATCATCACAGACATGATAGGCGAGGGCTTTTCCATTCCGGTCCGTTTCCACTCCTGCGCGAAGCTGGCGGTTTCCGCGGGCATACCCCGGCGTGTCCACCCGTTTCGGACTGACAGCCTTGAATCGGGTACGGAAAACCTGCGTGGTTTCAGCGTCCCAGACAGGTTGGAGAAAAATTTCACCATTAAAGGCGTGAACGCCCACGCCTTCACGGATGAACTCTGTAAAGGTACGCTTCCCCTCGGCATCCATTTCGCCAAAAATACCATCGCAATATTCTGTCCATGCAGCTTCAACCTCATCCACAAAACTCTTCGCTGCGCTCTCACGCATACCAAGATAGCGCCAGTTTGGACGATAGCTGATAAGAAACAGGTGTCCGACAATATGATCCTTGTGCAGCGCCACCGCATTTGCTGCAATACCATTATTACGGACCAGATCATCAGCCCGCGCATTGCCGAGGCGCAACGAAGGCAGCAGCGCGGCATCCACGCTTTCCGCCGGGGGCATCCAGTCAGCCATCTGTCCGCCGAAACCGATCCCCCCGCCGGTGTATCCCAGACTTTCCCGCAGCGGCGTGCCGTGAACATCCACCAGAACCGGGGTGCGCTTCACAGTCTCACCCCCACAGGTGCCCGGCGGCGACCATTGCACAGTGACGCCTCAAGTTCCGCGACATATTTTTTCAGATCCCCCACCGATGTCGCGGTAAATTCAACCCGTCGCCCATCTTTCTGAACCGTCGCCACCCGTTTTCCCGTCATCAGGTCATGCAGCGCGACGCGGGCTTCCTGTAGCTCAATGATTGTTGCCATTAACTCCTCCTGCCAGCATTGCGGCCAGTTGTTCAAGTGTCGGGGTATCCTGCTCTTCGCTTTTCCTTGATGTCGCCAGCGCCTCCAGATCCAGTTGCCAGCGCTGCACAGACACCCGTAACGCTGCACTGGCATAGACAAGACAATCCAGCGCTTCGTTACGACGTCCTTTGGCATCCCATAACAGCCGGAATTTTCCGTTAACCAGTTTCTCCACCAGCTCTTCGGCTACCAGTTGCTTCGCTTCCACCTCCGTAAAAACATCCGGATTATCCGGAAAGCGGATCGCATAAGGCGTGGCTTCGTCGGCAAGCGCAGTAACCGCCCCCATTCTGGCGTAAAGCATTTCTTTGGCAGTATCAGTACCGATTTCGCACAGGAATACCCCGCTCTGGTTGCGTTTTTTAGGCATGGTAATAACGGGTTTTCCGTAAACGGAGGCCCCTTTGACAGGCAGCACGCGGAAAATGCCGTGTTTTTTTGAGCGTTTATAGACGATTTCTGCATCGATACCGCCGATATCCCAGCAGATACGGGAAATGGAAATATCCGTCCCGTCAGCATGACGATATTTTTTATTAATGACGGCATCCACACGCTGCAGGGTATCTTCATCATCATGCCGTCCCATGATAATTTGCTTATCAATAAGGAAAGCCTCTTCGCCCGGCGCCCAGCCCCAGACATACATTTCATAACGGTTACGCTGGGAGTCGATACCAGCGGTCAGATACACCACCCGCTCCGGAACCGGCGCCGCATAATGAATCACTTTTTCCAGCAAAAGCTCATGGCTGAGTTTTTCGGCCACCGCCTCTTCATAAGGCTCGCCCAACGTGGTGTTTATAAAGGTTTTCACACCATTTGGATCTTTCAGCGCATCCAGCCAGTCATAAATAATCTGTATCCAGGTGGTAAAGGGACTGTAAGCCGTCCAGATATGAAAGGTAATGGATCGTGGCGGCGGAACCTCCTCACCGGACGCGCTGAAATAAGCCAGTCCATCGCGTGTCCACATGCCTGTGTTATCGCAAATCCAGCGGCCTGCTTTCTGATCAAGTTCCGATTGACGGATCACGCATCCATTATGTTCACAAAGGTAATACACCGTCTCCGGCTTGCTTTTCTCCCATTTCAGACCGAACGACGTACTGCCATCACCGAATTTAAGGTACTGTTCTTCGCCACAGTGCGGACACGGTACATGAAAACGCATAAAATGCGCCGATTCATTTGCCGCCTTTTCAATCTGGCATGACCCTTTGACTTTTGGTGTGGAGCCCCGAATGGATTTAGGCCAGACAGAACCTTCAATACGTTTATCCCCCAGCAGCGTCGGCGAACCTTCTTTCTCGACATCCGGCTCAAAAGATGACAATTCGTCATAGCAGACCACATCCACCGATTTTTCACGGTAGTTTTTGGCTGCTGCACCGCCGAGGCACCAGAACCCGACACCGGAAGAAAAGCGTTTCAGGGTGAGCGTGTTATCACGATGTTTACGCCCGAACCAGGGGGCCAGCTCCAGCAATACAGGAACATCCCTGATAGTCGGCTCCACGTGGGATTTCATAAAATCCTCAGCGGATGAGTCGGTCGGCTGGAACAGCAGGCTGTTGCGCGACTTGTGCTCTATGAAATAGCCTTCCACCCCCAGCAACATTTTGGTATAGCCCACGCGGGCAGACTTAATGAGGTTTACAACGCGGATCAGTTCATACCCCATCGCGTTCATTATCGCTACCTGAAACGGCAGCGTTTCCCATTTGCCGGGGGTGTAGGAGGACTCTTTTGGCAGATAGTAATACTTATCAGCCCACTGCACGGTGGTAAGCGGTACGGGAATATGAAGCGCTATCAGCCCGTTAGTTATGGCTCTGTTGGCATTATTCGCCCTGCGCTCTCCGGAAATCATCGGTCCACTTCTCCACATCCGCTATCGTGGCGGCCCTGCCTGACGCCCTGGCGATTTCCGTTCTGACCACATCGATGTGCGACTGGCACAGATCAGGATATTTGCGCTGTAATACCAGCGGTACCCTTGACAGTATCCCTGCTATTTCCTGAGCCACCCGTTGCAGGATGTAGGTGAACAGTTCGGTCTCAAGAACCAGCCCTTCGCGCTCAGCATTTTTAAGTTCCTGCGCATCCGCCTGGGCTTTTGTCAGGCGGTAGCGCTCATAGTCGATGGTGCCGGGATTAAGATCTGATTCCGCAGCGGCACGTAAATCATCAACCTCTTTACGCAGCTTTTCATTTTCAATAGACGCATCACGCTCCGCGTACCATGAAATCGCTGCCGCGGTGTCGAACACTGCTTCGTTACCTTTTCCTCCTCCGGAAACAAGTGGCAGCCCCTGGCTTTGCCAGGCTGTGACAGTTCTGACGTCACAACCAAAAATTTCAGCCAGTTTTTTTTTGTTCACGTTCATGGAAAAGTCTCCCGGAAACAGGAAAGGATCTGCGATCTTCGTTTTTAACTAAAAACGTTATCCAGCAGATCCTTTCTTTTTTCTAAAAAAACCTTTAAAAACAGGAAATAAACGATAAGAAGAACGGATCTGGCTTTTCCCTGAAAATTTTCATAAGGAGTGAAATCCTGCGACGCTGCCGCCCCGTAACAGGCAGAATTCCCGGAAAGGACCCTGGAAAAAACCGAACAGTTATTGTTACAATATAACAATTAATCATTTTAACGCTGACTGAGGGTCTTACATATGAAATTCAAGAGTATCGCTAAAACTGTTTTTCTTTTTGCACTGCTAACCTCAGCTGGCTTTGCAACTGGTAAAAACGTGAATGTCGAATTCGATAAAGGACAAAATAGCGCCCGCTATTCCGGCGTAATAAAGGGATACGATTACGATACATATAACTTCCAGGCCAGAAAGGGGCAGAAAGTACATGTAAGTATTTCGAATGAAGGCGCAGATACCTACCTGTTCGGGCCAGGAATTAGCGATTCCGTTGACCTGTCCAGATATTCATCTGAACTGGATGGCAATGGCCAGTACACGCTACCGGCGTCCGGAAAATACGAACTGAGAGTACTTCAGACACGTAATGAAGCCCGTAAAAACAAAGCGAAAAAATACAGCGTCAATATTCAGATAAAATAAATGCCAGCCTGGTCAGGGGATTCGTTCCAACACCAAACTTTTCAGCCACTGGGTTATTTCATGAGGTGTACCAGTTTTTAGCGTCTGGTTACGTTTTTGAGGTGTACGAAAACTGGCTTATATCAGTACGATAAAAACGCGATGTGGTAGTACGCAGACCCAGAGACATTGTCATGTTTATGCATTTCTGAAACTCCCCCGCAGGTAAGCTCCTTTTCCCTCCTGCGGGAATTTTTTATTTGCACTGCGTCCGGATGTACTCCTGCAAATACTTCAGTTTTTCCTGATCGCTGATGATTCCGGCGCGGATATCGAGAACGTTTTGTCCAGCAACTGGAGAGAGTTCGACGGTGGCAGCATTGCCCACGCGGCGGGTACTGGCGGTTTTGGTTGTGGTTGTGGTTGGCACTGTACAGCGTCCTTCGACACGCACCCGGCTACCAGCAGCAAGGCGGCGCTGCAAATCAGTATTCCTGTTTTGTGCATCAGCTAGTTCCTTTGTGTATTTTGCATCGAGGGCGGCAACGTCACGCTGGCGCTTCGTCATATCGGTAATTGTCTCGTTCGCCAGCTTCAGGTTGTGAGTAGCAGTATCACGCTGGTACTTGTAAGTGATAGCGTTATTGCGGTAATGCTCTGTTGCCCATGCAAGTGCAGCAATCAGCAAAGTCACTGAGAGTTGCAACCAGTATTTTTTCAGCAATACAGGTAACAGATTCATACCAGCACCGATTTTGCTTTTTCAAAGCGCTCTCGCCTGTCACCGATGCCGTTCTGCCCTCCGTTGATGATCTGCGTAACACGTACCAGGTCGCCGGAGTAATTCTGGCACCCTCTAGTCGCGAAGAACCACGCTGCACTACGGGCAGCATACGTATCCTGTGCCAGTAGATCCGGATGGGCAACGAGCTCAGTTTTGATCCCGTTACCGCAATCACGGTAGTTGTTCAGACCTGTGATCTGAATAAGTCCACGCCCGCGGTAGTTCCAGCCGTCGCCAGGCCCGTTGTTACCCATTCGCTTGCTGTATACCAGATTAGCTATTGCACGCTGTCGCTCGAGCGGAAGCGCCTTCTCACAGGCTTTTCGTCCAAGAGTACTGGCCTGATCTGGAGTGATTCTCCCGGCGCGGATGAATCCGGTCAACCCGGCGATACTGTAGTTGAAGCTCTCCACCAGCCTTGTAAAACCAGCGCTTTCATGTCCCGCCTGAGCAATGAACATGGCCTGATCCAGTGGAGCAGTAATACCGAATTCGCTCATTGCCGCCGTAATATGCGGATACCAGCGCGCAGAAAGCCCGGCGCTAATACCAGCCGCCTGCTGAAATTGAGACTCGTTCATGATTAAACCTTGTTATTATCCCCACCGATACGACCACTGATAAACTTCATTGCAAAGCCGCGGATCGCATCCACGCCGATAAGGCCGACGCCGCCACCAATCGCAACAGACAGGGACTTGGGCCAGCCGAAATATTCCAGCGCAGATGAGAAGGTCAACGTCAGGGCGCCGCAAAGCAGAATTTCGAGTGTCTTTTTCTTCCAGCCACCACTACCGCCAAAGTACGCAATACGCAGGCCAGCCATAAATAACGACATCAGAACAGCGCCCAGCGGCGTATCTCCTCGCCACCAGCTCTGGAACAGCTCCAGCCAGCCCTGCCAGGAATGGGGATCGTTGTGCATTTTCATAAGCCTCACCTCCGATGATTTCGGATGGTAACTAGAGTGAGTGAAATGGTTGGGTTGCAGGGTTTAATATCTTGTAAAACAGGATTGCCTGTGGTTGCAGAATCTGAAAGTAAAATCACGCAGAGTACAATTTTAATGGAGGTGAGGCACAAATACTGCAAATTTAGCTTTTAGCTTAATTGATTGCGTGCTGAGTGAATTCTGTTTGACAAAAACATGCTATTTATAGAATGTTAATTCCATGTAATAAAAAGGATGTGTAACTCATCATGCCAGCAGGAATTAAACCAATATTTATCAATAATATGATGTCAACATATGGATTATCCCATCCTCATGACAGCAAGGTATTTCCAGACCTTCCAGAACACCAAGATAATCCTTCGCAATTACGCCTCCAACATGATGGTCTTGCTACCGATGATAAAGCCAGGCTGGAACCAATGTGTCTTGCTGAATACCTTATCTCTGGACCAGGAGGAATGGACCCTGATATCGAAATTGATGATGATACCTATGATGAATGCCGTGAGGTACTATCACGCATACTTGAAGATGCATACACTCAAAGCGGGACATTCCGCAGACTGATGAATTATGCCTACGACCAGGAATTGCATGATGTAGAACAACGCTGGTTGCTGGGAGCCGGAGAAAACTTTGGTACTACCGTAACTGATGAAGACCTGGAGAGTTCAGAAGGCAGAAAAGTGATTGCCCTCAACCTGGATGATACAGACGATGATTCAATACCAGAGTGTTATGAAAGTAATGATGGCCCACAACCATTTGATACAACACGCTCATTTATTCATGAAGTAGTACACGCGTTGACTCACCTTCAGGACAAAGAAGATAACAATCCAAGAGGCCCGGTAGTCGAGTATACCAATATCATTTTAAAAGAGATGGGTCACACATCACCACCAAGAATCGCCTACGAATCTAGTAATTGACACTCATCAAAAAATGCAAAATCCCACGATGCTACAACACAGTAACCAGTTCAGGTCAGCAGTCCATAGACACTGGCTCCTGTCAGGATGCCACCTGCTAACCCAGTACCGGAAATCGGATCGGACATTCATCCCCCTCTGGTTGTGTGGGTCCTCTCAGTTATGAGGGGAAATAAAAAAGGCCGCCGAATGGCAGCCTCAAATGGAATATGTATTAAATTGGAGGTTCTAACGGTCCCGCCAGAATCTCAGCCTCTCCGTTGTGACAAATGTCATCGCCCTGCGTCAGATGCCAGACACCAATAATAGTCTGACCAGTTTCCAGGTCCTCGGTTACGCCGTGGGTGTAGTAAGCAACCTGAACCCTGCCGTTGTGCTGTATCCAGTAGAAGCCTTCTTTCATTCTAATCTCTCCTCTTCTTAAGAGGAGTTTAGCTATTGGGATTGCAGGTTGGCGTTAGAAATACTAAATCATCAATGAAGTATTTCTCTGGTCCGCCATCGAGGATTCGAACCCCGAACCACAGAGGTAGAAGCTCCGTGCTCTTTCCAGTTGAGCTAATGGCGGAAAAAATTGACCAGTGAAGTCCACTGGTCATGGGTCATGCAGTTGTCTCTGCGAAACGGGTGTGTATCCCCACCCAGTGTTTTCAGTATCGAGAGCATTATCAAATGCCATATTAACTATAGCATCGCAGAAAAAAGTCATACTGATAATTCCCAATGACGCACTTCTGAAAGGCTCTATGGTTGTATTGCGTTGTACATAGCGCAAAAAATACCGATTGGCAGACTTAGAAATGGAAAACCCCGCACGATGGCGAGGCTTGAATTTGTTTGGTCGACGATTGAAGCTATGGCGACGATATCAGATTTACATAAAATATAGCCGTTTTAATCCAGTTTTGCAATCACCACGTCGCCAGCTTCTCAGCAAGCAAATCCCTTTTAATGACTATCCAGCCGCTATCGCGTAATCCGCTCAATATCTGCTCTACTTTTCCAACGAACATGTCTGGACCAACCTGCCGAATGTCTTTGACGTTACCATCGCGGATCTTAATCAGAAGGTCGATGTTAAGCATGTCGACGGCAGGCTGAACCTGGCGTGTTGGCGATGGTAGTGTCTGACTGAAATAGCAATCCTCCAGTTTTTCGAACACCTCCCAAGCCTGATCTGTTTCGAGCATCTTGGCGTGGCGGGCAGCGCCGCGTTCTGTCCAGAGGATTAGGGAACGGGCATTTTTACCAACTAACCCGATTGTTTCGGGTCTGTTCTTGAACTCGCGTAATTCGTTTTTTTCAATTTTAAAAAAATGCTTTCCTACAACGAATCGCGTGGTGTTGTTCAGAAAGTTATCAGAAATGTTTTTGATTTTTGTGCCGTATAAGTGCGCCAAAAGTTCGGTAGTAATAACGGGAATTTGGTTATGGGTAATCGGGGAAAGAGTTTCGACAGAGATTTGAGTGGTCATAATGACGCCCTCCGGTGATTGTTTTGTTTATCACCACCGCCGACGCCAATCGGATTGGGTGGTGAGACGTACAGGGTTGGCGTAACCGGATCACCGACCGGCGAGCCTTTCGGCTCCCCCATACGCCCCACCATAATTCAGATGCGCGTATACAAACGACAATAAAAAACACGCTCGCGGCGTGTCTCTGTCGCGGTGAAATTCCGGGACGCCAATCCCGACGCCAGATTTTGCTGGCGTACTGGGAATATAGCCCCGGATAACTGTTTGTGTCAATTAAGTGCGTATAGGTTGAAAGCCACCTGTTCCGAACGCGACTCCGATACACTCAAAAGAGACGCCTGATCAAGACGCAGAAATATCGCGCGCATGGTCAGCCAGTGTCTGGTGAAGGTTTCTGACCAGTTCTTTTCGCTAACGCCTACCAGTCCCGCTAACTCTTTATATTGATAAACCTCACGCCCGGCTAATTCAGATTTGACATCCTGTGCCGCCAGCCAGATTAATGCCCGGAGTCGTTCCTGTGTTTTACCGGCCATCTTCTTTCCGTCGAGTTGCGCCGCAAACGCACTCCAGCCCCACTGTGTTATCTCGACCTGGTGTTCCCAGCAGGTATTCTCACTGTAATTCCACAACAACCACGCCTTGTTGTGTTCATCGAGTGAAAGAACCGCCCGGCGCCATGAGGCAGTGGAATATTCCACAGGCTTCACCAGCGGGATAGCGCTTCCTTTCGCCAGCGACTGCTTGCCGGGGATTGGCGGGTTATTTAACGTTGTCCAGCTTTCTGTTTCCTCGTCCCAGATACGCTGTTTTTTTCGGGGATAGTTTTTCGTGTCGAATTGCGCGTTCTCCAGCCAGGCCGAAAGCTGCCCTTTAGTCTCCCCGCTTAAATCGGCTGTCGCTACCATTAGCTGCTTACGTACATACTGGAGGTATTGAGTGTTCATTAAGTAAATCCTGTGAACTGATAAATACGAACAAAATTGCGCAGGATGCGGTAGTCAACCAACACCGACCCCGGACGGCGGTAAATGCGGAGGCGCTGCCAGCGCATGCGGAGTATCTCGATCAGTTCTGGTTTCATGCCGCCTCCAGCTTTTTTAGCGCACGCAGATCCGCCAGTGCCGCGAGCCTGATTTCCTTCAGCTCCTCGACCGTCCAGCGGTGCGGGGTGTTATTGTTCTCGAGTGCCAGCACCTCCGCCTCACCGTAACGCTCAACCTTCACGCCACGGCGCCGGTATCCCGCCACCAGCTCATCCGCCTCTTCGGTGGTACACACCGGATGCTGAAACCATGTCATTTTCATGCGAACTCCAGCAGATGCGCGGCCACATTTTCAACTTCTTCCAGAGAGGAAAATTTACGAAACAGAATCCAGTTCCACAGGTCGTTCAGCACAGCTTTATAGACCTGTTGAAACTCGGTTTCGTCCATACTGGCGAATGCTATGGATTTCGCCCGGCGCCCGCGGCTGCCATCCGGATAAAAATGCTCGGTATAAAACCCTGCCTGAACGGTTACCCATTCCCGGAAGGTATCAAAAGATTTAAGAAGGGCGACGTCCCCGGTTCGCAGGGTAGCTACGTTATGGAGGTACTGTTCCGCCGCCTCGTTAAGGGCCGGGATATATTCCTGGCCTGCGGAGTCGCAAAGAAAATTAACGAACCCGGAGATAAGTTTCTGTTCCCGCGATGTGATCGTGCCGCCCGTTGGTGTCCAGTAGTCGAAACCAAGCTGAAGGAGTTTAAAAAATCGTTTATGAAAGGCGTAGTTGCGGACACGCTTAAAATCGGCGTGTATCCACTCACCGATTTTTACTGAGCGCAGGAAATCCCCACTCTCCGGCGTCGCCGGGAGCAGAAGCCCTGATGAGGTTTGCTTGACCAGTTGTAAATGCGCCATCGTTCTCTCCGGTGGCGCAGTAGATTGGGAGTTCAGCCCGCAGGCGAGTATAACAAAGGATGATTATTCATGATAACCGGCTCTGATAGTCAGCTCATTAATCAGGGTATCGCTCCCCATGATGTCATTTTGCAACAACGGCAGAAACCGGACATAGCGGCCATCCCGATACATCAATGACCTGTTGCAGTCAGGAAAAAAATCCATTTCAGCAATTACTGTCATGTCATCACGGCGAATAACAGCATATTTACAAGTAAGTGTTTTATTTAGTTTTTTCACGGTGTCTCCATAGATAACGAACTTGAGCATTTTTAAAGCATCTTCATTCTCACCATGAATATATAGGAGGCTATTAATTACCATCATAAATAAATGTGTCTATTTTTTGACCATGTGCAATGACATTTTCTCTGTGTTTTATTTATAATCTTATAACTGGTTATTTTTTGATATGCTCATTTCCCGGACATTACAAAAACCGCCGGCGCAGGTATTAAGTGCGGGTACATTGAGGTTGTCTGACACATCACAAGTGACGGAGATTCATCCCCAAGGTCTCTTACTTAGCAATGAAAACAACTACCTCCTCTCTGTCTGGCCGGTTCGATCGCAGTCTCTCCTCGTTACTGGTGCAGTCACTGTGACGGTGATGCAGATGATAATCAGGACGATTAATATCGCTGCGGTTGACTTATCCGGCAAAATTATGCTGCCATGATGCCAGTTAACCATACTGGCATCATGGCCAACCGGCATCGAAAAGCATGTTGACCAGACTCGCAGGCCATTGAATCACGCAACAACCAGTTACTGTCATCTGATGAAAAAGGCTGTGCATAACAGAATCAGAACTGACTGGTATCAGGGCCATGTTCTTCAGCAGCAAATACATAAAATGAAGCAAGATATAAAGAATGAAGGAAAAACCGAGTATAAAAAACGTACAGAATTGTCTGAAGTAACTTCCCTGCAGCATTGAAGCCGCAGGGAATCTGTTTATGGTGTAACGATATTGAACCAGAACTCAAACTTGTCCATATAGCCCAGCATCTCATCCAGTTTCGCAGCGTTACCGGTGACGTTGACTTCGCCTTTATCTTGAGCCTGCTTCAGGGTTTCCTCCTTCAGGATAATTTTATTCAGCGAGTCACGGTTCAGAGTAATCGTGGCATCGGCATCTTTCGCTTCAGCATTCGCCGTGTGGTTCAGCACGCCATTTTCCAGCTCAAGCTTGTACTTTCCGCCGTCGCTACCAAGGTCAATATTAAACACCGCCCGGGCATTACCCGCTTTTTCACCGTTGATATGTACAGCCAGGAAGTCGAAGAACATTTCTGGGGTCATCGCCCGAACGGTATCCGGACTTGCTGTATTTGGCGTCGGACCTTTAACCACACCGTTACGCAGCTCCTGCGCACCGGTCAGGTAGAAGTTACGCCATGGACCAGATTCAGCCTGATACCCCAATTGTTCCAGCGCATCGGCTTCAAGGTTACGTGCATTCTGGTTATTTGGATCGGCAAACACGACCTTACTCACCACCTGAGCAACCCAACGGTAGTTCCCCTGGTCAAAGTCTGCTTTGGCTTTCTGAAGAATCGCATCGGCACCGCCCATGTATTCAACAAATTTCTTGGCCGCTTCTTCGGGTGGCAGCTCATCAAGGGTTGCCGGATTACCATCGAACCAACCGAGATACAGCACATACGTTGCTTTTACGTCATGGCTGATGGAGCCGTAATAGCCGCGGTTGGCCCAGGTTTTTGCCAGGCTGTCCGGTAGTTTGAAGTTGGCCGCTATTTCGTCGCGAGTCAGACCTTCATTGGCCATGCGCAGAGTCTGGTCATTGATATAACGATACAGGTCTCGCTGGCTTTTCAGCAGACCAACAACATTCTCGTTACCCCAGGTCGGCCAGTGGTGCTGGGCCATAATAATTTCAGCTTTGTCCCCCCAACGCACTATGGCTTCGTTGATATATTTCGACCATGGCAACGGCTCACGAATTTTCGCACCGCGTAGCGAGTAGGTGTTATGCAGGGTGTGAGTGACGTCCTCTGCGGCTTCGATGAGTTTCTTCTCTTCGATGAACCACAGCATTTCAGAAGGGGCTTCCGAACCAGGCGCCAGCATAAAATCGTAAGTCAGGCCATCAATCACTTCTTTCTGGCCGTCTTTATTGATGATATTAGTGGGCGCAATCAGAGTCACCGTCCCCGCAGAAGTTGTCGTCCCCAGTCCGGCGCCAACCTGGCCGGAGGCATCTGGTTTCAGGAGATTGCCATACATATAGCTGGCGCGGCGGCTCATCACGTTGCCGGCCATGATATTCTCGGCTACTGCTGCCTCCATAAAGCCAGCAGGCGCATACACTTTCACCTTGCCGGATTTCACGTCCGCTTCATCGACAACACCACGCACCCCGCCATAGTGGTCAACATGGCTATGAGTATAAATGATGGCGACAACAGGCTTATTGCCCCGGTTTTTGAAATACAAATCCATACCGGCTTTGGCTGTTTCCGCAGAAACCAGCGGATCGACAACCGTAATCCCCTCTTTACCTTCGATAATCGTCATGTTGGATAAATCAAGGTTACGAATCTGGTAGACGCCGTCTGTGACTTCAAACAAGCCACTGATATTGATTAGCTGGGACTGACGCCACAGACTAGGGTTAACAGTGTCAGGAGATTTTTCCCCTTCTTTTATGAAAGCGTACTGCTGTGGATTCCAGATGACATTCCCTTGCTCTCCCTTAATCACCTCTTCAGGTAAACCAGCGATAAAGCCTTTATGGGCATTCGTGAAATCGGTGTTATCAGAGAAAGGAAGTTGGTTATAAAGCGCATCGTTAGCTTGCTTGGTTGAAGCAGTGGCACCTTTTGGGGCTTCCTGTGCAAATAAAGGTGTCAGCGCAGTGGAAGAGAGTAGCCCCGCCAGCGCAAAACTTTTAACGATCAACTTAAGTCTCATTTGTACCCCTCATGTAAAAATATTCTGTATCACTCAGTCTGGTAGATTAATTATCTGTTAATTCAAACAATTAAAGTTATTGCTGACCATTTTCTCTCTTTTAAATATAACCAAAACGTTACATTTCGCTATTTATGGATACAAATAAATCGTGTTTTACGTCAGCCAGTTCCATCCTCTTTTAGTAAGTGGGGTAAGCTCGCTTCCCGTTTCCGGGAGACAACTATAATTATTCCCCCTACTACAGAAGCTTTGACTATAAGTTCGTCACTGTGGAACAAAAATCATCTCATCAGCCAAAAATGCTGCCTGGCCTGATAGCTTTTCCATTTTTCACTGTGAGGTATCTGCGCACTACACTGGATAGTAATTATTCATTATATGAGGCGGTTAAGGATGGGGCAGGATTCGGACGACAGGCGCCGTACTTCCAGTGCTGGAAGGATATGGCAGGATCATAAAGATATGGTCACGCAAGCGCTACGTGTAAGTATTCCGTGGTTCACATTTGTGAATATCAGTTTTGCGCTTATCATTTTATTTCGCCACATACTCATCAGTGACTTTGACAAGTCGATCAGTGCACAGACTGGAATACTGCCTTTAATAGACGATATTATGGGCAGTATTATTGTTTTTTCGTTCCTGATACTCCTTTTCATTTACCGCCTTCCGGCCAGATTTACTCCTCTTTGTCTGGTGATGCTGCTGATTCTCAGTCTGATGTGGAGCTATTGTAGCTACTGTTTTATTGTCTGGTGGCAACTGCCTTTTGCCTGGCCTCTCAGTGTCATCCTTATGCTTACCGCGCTGGCTGCGCTTTATTATCATCTGCCAGCGTTGCTACTTTTCATCGTCCCGTTATGGCTGACCGCCCTGCTGGCCAGTGTGCAGCTTAACCAGTATGTGAATATCCGGTTTTTATTAGTCTGGCTTACTCTTACCGCCATACTCATTTATGGTCGCTTTATCCTGCAGCGCTGGTTTGATGAAGCCTGGTTGCGTTACCAGGAAAACCGGATGCTTATCGCGCGTCTCGACGTTATGGCTCACCAGGATGCACTGACCGGGACCGCTAATCGACGTTCAATGGAAAGTTTTCTTGAGGATGCTCTCCGCCAGACGGAGCCGTTTGTACTGATCATGCTCGATGTGGACTATTTCAAAAACTATAACGACCATTATGGTCACCAGGCTGGCGATGCCTGTCTGGCAAAGGTGGCCGGGGTAATGAAGAGGTCGGTTCGTACTCCGGCAGACCTGGTGGCACGTTACGGGGGCGAGGAGTTTGTCGTTGTGCTGCCTTCGTCGTCGCTGAATGAAGCTGCACTGGTTGCTGAACGTATTCAGACAAACCTGCGTGAAACCGCAATGCCGCATGCAGCATCTGCGGTTAGCGAAACGGTCACCGTCAGTATGGGCATCACCCTTTCCACAGCCGGTGACACTGTTACCGGCATTATTGCCAGAGCGGACGAGGCCCTTTATCGGGCTAAACAACAGGGACGTAATCGTTGGGTAAAGTTAAACCCGTTGCCCGGTGTTTGATACAGATGATCACCTTGCCATACTCAGATAATTAAAACTGAATATTTGGAAGCAAAAAAGACAGTCGGACTCACGGAACCTTTGCGCTGGTACAGCCTGAATATCAGATAAAATTATGTCCAGCCGCAGACAACCAGTTGACAGTGGAATATTCCTGGTGTTGTTAATAAGGCGACATTCACAACACGACTGTGCTCACGGAATTCAAATGCCGAACGGGTGATTACGATATTCGCTACCTCTGCAAAGTTATATTATTCGATTTTCATGCAGATTTCGCCTCCCGGTGATGTCCCCGATAAAATGCCAGTACCCTTTGCATCGTCACGCTGTTCCGGCACTCCGTACAGATAACGTTTCTGGTCCGGTCGTAGGAACTCACCACACCTTCCGGTGTTTTCAGAAAGCGGTTAATCCTGGCATCTTCACGTTTCTGCTTCCAAAGCCGGAAAGCCTGTTCCGAAGGGAAAATACCGTTTCTCCCGGCCTGATACAGATCCCCACAACTTTCCGCCTTTTCCAGGTAGTGACGGGCTGTAAAAATAGTTAACCCCGTTATCTTCCGCAGCTCTCCAAACGTCATCCGACCATGTGTTCGCACCAGTTCCGTCAGGCGCTTCTGTATTTCAGCTTTCTGCGCCGGTGTGTAATTTCTGCTCATGAAAACCCTCCGGAAAATTATTTCACCGTCCTGAGATAGCTGACGTTCGGGCGCCAGCTCCCCCAGTCAAAATTCACCCACCGCCCGCCATTCATGGTCATTCTGTCCATTACACGCTGACCAGCCAGCTTCGACAGTGCTTCATGGTTAAGGTTTGTCAGCATTCCGACGCTGCGCAGGGATGCCGTCCGGCGATCGATAATCTGGTTCAGCGTTACCTGTTCGTTTCTGGTCTCACGTTGCACGCCAACCTCATCGAGGATCAGCAGATCAACCCCGCACAATTCACGCAGAAATTTCTCGCCAGATTTCCCGTCATCGTAGCTGGCATGAAGCGCACTCATCACATCGGCGACGGTGATAACAATCACACTGCGTCCGGCATTCATCAGACGATTGCCAATGGCGGCGGCCAGATGATTTTTTCCGGTACCGGGATTCCCGCTGAACACGAAGTTCGTGCAGCCAGTATCCAGTTCACCAGCAATGGATTTAGCCTGACTGAGTGCATGGCGCTGGCCGTCGTTCTGTATCCGGTAATTTGCGAACGAGCATCCGCGATGCAGCCGCTGAATCCCGGCCCGACCGAAGATTTTTTCTGCCCTCGCCTGACGATTCTGACGATCAATTTCTTCGCAACTTCTGCGCCCTTCGGCGAGTTGCCATTCCCGCCACTCCTCCGGCGTCCGGAACGGTGCTGCGCGTTCGGCAGACTGTGGCGCCAGTTTCCTGATTCTGGCCAGAATCCCGCTATCTGCGATATTTTTCATGGTCTGTCACCCCCTGAAACCCGGTGGAATGGTTTTATCCGGCGGCGAAACCGGGATACCAGGCATACCGCTACCTCCCCTCACAGGAATATCCCAGTGATTTTCAAAATGCCTGTCCGGCCCGAAAAATGTCGCTGCCTGTTGCACGAATTCAGAACCAGCCTTGTGCGTACTACCGAGATACACCACGTAGCGCCGGACACCGTCGAGCATATCGCCGGGGAGGACGCCCTCCCGTCGTCGGGCATTCCAGGCTTTGAATGCAGATTTTTTCGGATTGGCACCTGCCCGCTTCGGATATTCCTGCCAGACCAGTTCAAACTCAGCCGGATAACTCCCGCCTGGTTCATCGTTTTTTTTCGGCGATGAACCAGGAGAGATTGGATCTGGTTCTGGCTCTGGCTCTGGCTCTGGCTCTGGCTCTGGAGTCCCAACGACTGTTTGAAACCCTTCAAGAACCCTTTCGAAACCGTTTAATTTACCCGGTTCAAACCTTGATATAGCCTGCCTCATACCATCAGCTAACTGTGACTTAATGGCTATTTTATCCGGTACATCACGGAATAATTTCAACGCTGCAATGGCTACATTCGGGTTTTCAAAACCATTCCATTCCAGATAACCGGGAATTAACACCCATCGGGTAGCTTTATCCCGTATGGCAAAACCATTACGGGATAATTCTTCAAACCCTTCTGATACCCTATTTTTATCCCATTGCAAATCCTCACAAACGTACCCGTCGGGGAGACGGAAACAGCCGGTCATATTGGCGTGGGGACTGGTTAACAGATATAACGAGAGCATCCGGCCATCATCGGAAAGCGAGCGTATGCTTTCGCTGGTCCAGAAGGATGAATTCACCTTTCCGTAATCACGCATAAAACCTCACCACGCCCTTACAGGGCGATCTGAAAACATAAAAAATTACTCACTGGTCATGTCTCTGGTACTGCTGGCGATAACCGCTACGTAACGCCTGTAATGCATATATGGCCTCGTCACACTTTCGCTCAAAATCCGCCAGCGGCGCGCCAAGAAGTACCGCGCTTGCCACTGCGGTTTTTTTAAAAGCTGTGAAAGCAGGTACTCAATGCTCTGCCCTGCCGTTATTCGTTTATGCAGTTCCGGCGCACTTTTGCGGATCGCCTCCAGAATAGCGGGGATCAGCGCAGAGAATTTCTCGCAGTGCTCCGCCGTTTCCCGTTTCCGCCAGCGCTGAAAAATGTTTATCCGGTTACGGCGCCATGCGTCGTAATCCACCGTTCCGTCGTCACGCTCGATACGGTGAACCGCTATTTCCGGTCGCGCCGGCTGCTCCAGGAATGCGCGGGTGATCAGTTGCGTGGCGGTTTCCTGGGTTATCTGTAGATATGCCAGCCATGACGATAACGCCTGACTGGCTGTTTCAGGGGTGATCATGGTTGTTCACCTTCGCTAATATGGTTCTGCTATCGTTCACATGAGGCGGGAAAACATCATCAAGAACACAGCGAGATCCCAGATGGTTAAGTGTGGCAACAATTTTTCGGCACTCCTCCAGTCCGGGTGTGCGAAAATTTGCTTCGTAGTTCGCCAGACGGCTCTGTATCCATCCCAGGTGAGTCGCAAACTGCCGTTGAGATAGCCCCAGTTGCTTTCTGTATGTTGAAATTTTGTTCATTTAAAACCTCCGCCAACAATTCTAAACACAATTTGTGTTGCATGGTCAAGCTGTTTTGTGTTTTGCGTAAATCACGCATCGTGATAAAAGGGAGCCATGAGAAAAGAAAATGAAAAAATTGCCGCCAGCCGGCTTAATGATGAGATCGCAATGCGCCTCAAGGAGCGCAGACAAAAACTCGGTCTGTCTCAAGGTAAACTAGCTGAGATTTGTGGATGGACTCAGTCACGCATAGGAAACTATGAAGCAGGAAGTAGAAATGTTGGGGTGTATGATGCAGTTGTACTTGGTGAAGCACTAGGTATTTCCCCACCCGAACTTCTGTTTGGTGAAAGGGACTCCTCGCAGGCATGGCTAAGTGATCAACACAAAAAATTGCTTGAGTTATTCAATCAGTTACCAAGCTCAGAGCAACAACGAATGATTGATCTCTTTGAGGTTCGTTTAAAAGAGATTGATGACTATGTTGAAACGTACCTAAGAAATCGCCTTAAAAACTCAACTCAACCTCCAGAAAACTAACTTAAGACTTGACCTGAATAGTTTAAAACCTGCCACTGGCGGGTTTTTTATTGCCTCAAGCCCAGCAGAACGCCCTCCCTCAACCAAAACACATTTTGTGTTGACAATTGTATATCATTTCGTGTTTAATGAATTCATCAAGACAACGCCAGACCAGATAACAGCCGGACAATACCAAGAGTTATCCCGCTGCTGAGTCGGGCTAAGTAGCCAGCCTGAGGCATACGAACATGACGGCAGTTGTTGTTAAGTAACAAGCGCAGTAGATAAAACGTTCCGCCGCCGGGCGTTAAGCGGATGAGGTGAAAGATGAAGATGCAAGAACTTCCAGTAGAGGTTCAGGCTATCGCAGCTTCTACTCTGCGTAGAAAAATGAAAATCAATGACCAGCGAGCAGATAAAGAGCCAGTCGAGAAACTGGCTCATGAGGTGAGAGAGGCGTTTACGAAGCTTTATCTTCCTGGTGAGGTCGATCCCTCTCAGCGCGGTAGTGGTTAAGCATATGTGTAAAAACATCCGAAGCATCACTTGCGTAACTAATTTTGCCCGCTCTGATTAACTCAAGAACCACTTCGTGAGCTGCTTTTTCAGGAAAAACAAAAGGGCTGGTTGTATCAGACATAATATTTCCTTACTGGTTGTGTGGAAACTCCAGTATACCACCGCCCCGATGTGGATAAAGACGGGCGTCAGCTCCACGATACGGAGCATACAACACGAAAGCGCGTTCGTTACTTAACTAAGGTTGTCGTTAAATCCACCGATCCTGGTTGAGCGCGCTTCCGGTTGCGAGTGGAACCCGTGACATTGCTGTGTGTAGTCTTTGGCGGTACCAGTTCATTCCTTTCTGGTTTCCGCCCTTTTTAAAGCGAATTTTGTGGTGTGGTGAATGCGGCTAAGCGCACGCGGCACAGTTAAAAAGACATAACGGTCCTTCATGTTGTGGGTGGAAATAGTAGTCGGCGGTAATGGTTAACTGGTTATCGTCACCTAGAGGCACCAGGCACCGCACCAACAAAATTCGCTTATAAACAGGCAAAGAGGATAAAACGATGATACCTGTCATTACACCTCGTTCCGACTGGATGCGCAGTCCGGTTAAACAGCAGACTGCAATAAACAGAAAACCGGGCTTGATTCGTAAAATTTATACTCTACTCACCCAGAAAGGAGACCCGACATTAATTAACTGCGCATATTGTCAGAAAGCAATACCGGAAGAGACCGCATACGAATATGAACTGATATATATGCACGGAACGCTTATTTCACGTAAAAAACAAAAATATTGCAGTAAACGCTGTGCCAGCCATGACCAGATGGCACATGAAATTTAATTAATCATTTACTGAAACAATAAAACTATGCCAGCAATGGCAGGGATTCACTCAACCTGAAAAAGGAAATAAAAATGAAAAATACAACGCCTGATGCAGCAGTATTACAGGAACTAAAAGAACTCACCAGCCGTATATTTAAGATATGCGAGCAAAACAATATGCCGGTAGTTATTGGCTATTCATACGAGTTAAGCAGAAACGAAGATGGCTATTCAATAAATAAATCAATAACTGCATATGCAGATGAAAAAACAGGAGCATGGGACTCCACTATAGCCGCAGCAGCCATGTTGCTCAAAGTGAAAGACGTCCCCAGGGAGGTTATTGGTGCATTGAAGAGCTTGTCTGTTGCCAGTGATTTTGCGCGGGCGATGTCTGAGGCCTCAAAGGAAAAAAGCCTGCATTAAATGCAGGCGCTTCCCCGGCTTTACATCCCGGCGATGCTGAGGTGAGCGACCAGACCCACCACCAGAGACATGACCAGTGAGCACCCGGAGAGGATTTTCACTGGAAAAACGATTTTAATCTTAACTGAGGTTAAAAAACAATGAGCATTAAGCAGGAAGAATATTCATTTTATTACAAGGTTAAAAATGAAAGTGCCAGGAAACGCCTCGGCTTTAAAGCCGGTTTTTTCTGGTGTACAGCTAAAAAGCAGTCACTCGCCCTCTCCCGTGGCGAACTGGCTATGGATGCTGCCGGATTTGATGAAGCTGATTTTGCCAGACCTGTACGCGTACATTTTCCGGTAGAAAATGACATTCCGCCCGAGGGTGTCTTTGACACTAAATTTTGTGAAAACCGCGAACCCGGTGGCGAAGACGGCAAAATCCTGACACTTATCCCCGGCGCAGCTTCTGCTGTTAAATCAGATGAAACAGAACGCGCCGACGGTGCTGGCACTCCTGCCGGAGAAAACGGGATACAGGAATCTCATAACCCGCCAGCAAACCCTCAACTGACCGTGGTTGCGACACTGGCGTTCCGCCATCGCGTTCTGGCACAGTATATTGGCGATGGAGAATATCTTTATCACGTCGATACAGACCAGAAAAAAGAAATCGCGTGTCTGGAGATGGATACTCAGAATACCACTGTCCAGAACCTGATACTCGCAGCAGAAAATGTAGAGCCGTTCAAAAAAGCTATCGAGCACGATATTCACAAAGCAGTGAATGCGTATAAACAGGTATTTCCTGTCGATGGAAAAGTGCCTGAGTTATGCACCACTATTAAGTTTTTTAAGGAATGGTTCAGTGCTGAACACATTAACCGCGGCCTGCTGGTTAAGGAATGGGCTGAACGCCTGAAGAATAAACCTGCGCCCGTTAAAAAAACCGGGCCACATAAAGTAATTGTCGCCGACGTAAATAAGCCAGAACGTCCACGCCGTAGCGAAAAACCGACACACAGAACGATTAACTATGAGCTCGCCTGTGGTTTCTGTGAGGAGCTGGATCTGAATAACCTGCGTCCTGCAATGGATTTTGCAAAACGTATCATCGCCGAAGACCGGGAAGACTGGAAACAAATGTCGATGACAGTGGGCATTATTCCCGACATCAAAGGCTACGACCGACAGACCATTATTGACCTGGTACGCAAAGCGCCAAAGGCCGTACATAACGGTAATCCTGATATTCGCCGGACGTGGTGCGAAAGCTTTCTTGCCGTTCATGGTGTTCGCGATCCGGACTGGTACGAATATGTGCCTGATAACACCCCAACAACCCATGAAGAAAATGCAGCAAGGCTTCGTCAGGCGGGCAAATGTCTGCGGGATATTGAGACAGGGAGATTTCAGTGTGATGAAGAAAAACCGCAACCGACAGGCGAACTGGCAGATGAACCAGCAACGCCTGAAGCAGTGGAACAGGACACAACTGAACATCATCCGGACCCGCAGCCGCTGGAGAATGAGCCACCTGTAAGCCAGACAGAAGCAGGCTACCAGAAAATACGGGCAGAACTGCACGAAGCACGTAAAAACATTCCACCCAAAAACCCGGTTGATGTTGGTAAACAACTGGCAGCCGCGCGCGGTGAATATGTCGAAGGCATCAGCGACCCGGACGATCCGAAGTGGGTTCAT